GCTTTCAAGAAAGGATGCAACCGCTGCATCTGCTTTGCTGAAACAGATTATTGAACAGCGTGACGCTGAATCTGCCAAGCAACCCGCCAATCCGAGTGAGTCGGACGCAGCGGTGAAACTGCTGGAGGCGCTCCAATACCGCGAGCTGCTAAAGGCAATCGCAACCCGATAAAGGAAATCATCATGCTAGAAAAAGTCATTGAAAAACTAGATGCAATCGAAGCATCTAACGCTGCAAAACTTGCTGAGACCGCTGAGGCTGTAAAGACTCAAGTTACCGAGGCTGTGCAGGCAGTCAAAGCAGAAACCGAGCAAAAACTTGCCGCTCTTGAGGCAAAGATTGCCGCCCCCTCCATCATTCGCCCAATCCACAAGACGATCCGTGGTGAGGCAAACCGTCGCTTCCGCGATGTGCTCAAAGAGTACATGAAGGGTGGCAATCAGGTTGAGCGCGAAGTAAAGATCTTTGAATCTGTCGATCAGTTCGACGGGTACATCAAAGAAGCATCTGCGCTTACCGGTTCTGGCTACGATGTTGGTGGCCGTACCGCTTATGACCCCGTGTTTGCCGCTAAGCGTCTCGGCAATCCGATGATGGATCTTTCCCGCATTGTGGCAACTGATGGTTCTGCCTACCAGTTCCGCGTAAAGACCGGCAACGCTGGCGCTCAGTGGGGCTACACGGTTCAAAACAACGGCGCATCAACGACTGAAGCAACGTCGATTTGGCAGGTAATCCTCAAAGACTTGAACGCACAGTTCCCGATTCGTACTGCTGCGCTTGACGATATTGACGGTCTTGAGCCCAACGTTGTTGACGACATGCTAATGGAATTCCAACAGGCAATGGCAACCTCGATGGTTCAGAATAACGACCAATCGGGAACCGGAACCTCGGTATCGACTGGCGGCGCTGATGGTCTGCGCGGTTTAGATCAGTATGGTGGCGCAAATGCAACCTACACGGGCGGTACAGTTTCCGCGGCTGCTTTTGGAAGTTCGGGAACGGCAACCACCAACGGTCTGCATAGCCTTGCAACCTATGACCAGTTGACCACCAACGCAAACACTGTGGGTGCGAACAACATTGTCTATAAAGACGTTGTTAACTTCATTTACAGCTTGCCGCAGCAATACTGGACCCCGACAGCTCGCTTCATGATTAACCCAATCTTGTTGCAGGGCATCCGTGGTTTGGTTGACGATCAGAAGCGTCCGATCTACATCGACGGTCTGAGCCGTGACGATGGCATCGTTGGTAAGTTGCTTGGCTTTGATGTGGTGGTTAACAAGTACGTTGACAATCCTTCTCAGCCCACAACCGGCGCGGCAGGTACGACGTCTTATTACCCAATGTACTTTGCTGACTTCCAGCAGTTCCACACCATCGTTATGCGTTTGAGCATGGTTCTTCGTCGCTACGACCAGACGCTCCCAGGCTCAATCACGTTCTACGGCGAGACTCGCGCGGCAACATCTGTGCGCGATCCTAACGCTGGCGTACGTTATCGCTCGACTGGCACTGCGGCTTAATTTAAGAGGGCGAAAGCCCTCTCCCTCTATGGAGAGACTATGAGACAGGTAATTTTAGAAGGGCTTAAGCAGGCTCTCCACGAGGGCAAAGCCAAGGTGAACCTCGCTGAAGCCTCAGCCCTCACGGGCTCGGGCTCCGGCGTTGGTGGCCGCGTCTATAACGAAGATGTGTTTGCAAGTCTGCGTTACTGGAACCCTTTCCGGGTTTACGCTAACCAGACCATGACAGCAGATTCGGATATTCAGTTCACGGTCAAGACGGGTAACGCTGCAAACAGCACAAACCCCTGGGGCTACACGGTAAACGCTAACAGCGGTTCGCCCAACATCGCGACGAGCATTTGGCAGCTTCCGATGCGCGTTATTAGCGCTCAGATGCCGATTCGTGCGGCGGCGATGGATGACATCAACGGGTTAGATGCTGCGCTTGCCGAAGATCTTGCAATGGAATTTAGCCAGATCGAAGCCGCGTCAATGGCAATCAATAACGATCAGGCAGGATCGACAACGACAAGTACAGGCGCGACCAACGGTCTGCGCGGTCTTAAGATGTACGCAGGAACAGCAGGTTCTACGGCGGCTTATGGAAGCTCGGGAACGGCTATTACAAACGGCATCCATACGCTCAACACTGTTGGTTATACGCATAGCGGCGGCATTGAGTGGGAAAGCCTTGTAGACGTTGCTAACGCTCTTCCGGGTCAGTTTTGGAGAATGCCTGGGACGGCGTGGATGATGCACCCAACGGCGCTGCAAACTTTGCGTGAATACACTCATGCAAGTAATTCGTACGCGTTGGTTGAAACTGGCGAAAAAGACGAAGGCCCAGGTGTCAACATCATGGGCTGGCCGGTTATCGTCAATCCCTACTTAGACGCTCCTGCAATTGGTGCTTCCCCTATTTACCTAGCTAACTGGCCTCGATTTATGTGGATCGTTGACCATTCGGAGATGACGCTGCAACGCATGGAACAAACGCAGCCTGGGACAATCACGATCTACGCGGAAAAGCGTTTGGTCTCGACTGTGCGTGATGTAACCGCTGGTGTTCGCTTGATCGGGGCTTAATATGCCAAGCCAGCTACAGGGTAATTTCGGAGCGGGTTCTAGAAACCCGTTCAACTACCAAAAGGTAGTGCAATCAAACCGTGACATTGTTTCGCAATGGCTCACGCTCGACGAAATCACCAATCAGCTCAATCTTTTTGCAGATGAGTCGCAAGATGCTTATCTTGAATCGCTTGAGCTGGCTACGCGCATGGCTATTGAGGATTATTTAGGGTTCCCGATCTGCAATGTAACTTATGAAGTTGGTTACATGATCTCGGGTTTGATGGCGGCTCCAGTTTCTTTAGACTTTCCCGAAGTCTCGCAAACTGGTGTAACAATCAATTCGGTAAAGTATTACAACGATCTAAACCCTCCGGTTCTTACGACAATCACGAGCTCTAATTATTACTTTGACCCGACTGGGAATAAGCTAGTTCTTTTCGAGGTTCCCAACAACATCAACACCTACATGACTGCTCCGATGCTCTGCCAGTACACGCTACAAGGCAGCGTTATCGGTCAGTATCCCGTGGTTAAGCAAGCGGGGCTGATGTTGCTCACGCATTTTTACAATAACCGGGCTGCAATTTCCGAGGCTAAGCAGTATCAGCTTCCTTGGGCAATTGACCAGTTGTTAAGACCATACAAGACTTTGGTGATGTAATGGTTTTACGCGTCGATCAAATCACCATCAACAATCTGACGTTTGGGCTTACCAATCTTGGCGAGCAAACAACGACAGAGACCGCATGGTTTCAGACGCGAGCAAAAACCAAGTCTGTGCATAACCGCATTCGGACGCTTGAGAAGTTTCGGCAATACGACAACATGATTGAGTTCACCGTGAACTACACGCCCAACATGCGTACGATTTCCGATGCTCAAGAGGCTTACAGCATTTCCTTCCGAGACAAATCTTGGCGGATCGCAGAGGTTTATGAGCATGATGATCGGCAATGGGTAACGTTCACTTGTTACCGTAACGAACCAACGGTTGCAGTCTGATGGGCCAGAATTCAGCCGTTACCTATGCTCAAGCGATACAGGCGCAGCTAACCTCGGTTTGTACGCCCACGCCGGTCTATGCTGTGTTTAACCGCAACTTTTCAACCGAACCGACATTCGTTACTTGGCAGCTTAGAGATGTTCACCAGCCGGTTTATACGGGGCCGCAATCCGTTAAAGGTATAGACCGACCTGTCTTTCAAGCGACAGTCTTTGCTCAGCAAATGGCAAATTGTTACTCGAAGGCTCAGCAGATTGTCGATGCGCTCCACGGCTATCAGGGAACATTTGGCGGCTTATTTTTTGTGGCAAAGATAGACGTTGATTGGCTTTTCCACACATACGATAATGACAGCAAGCTACACCAGATTGTTTTAGATTCAACTTTAGACATTCCTTCGTGAGGTGAAAAATGGCTCTCCCTAATAAAGTTTTACCCGGCTTCAGCGCCTCGCTATATTGCCAGCCGGGGGCTACGCCAACTGTCGTTCCAACCGCAGACTTGGATGACCACACAATCATTTCGGCTCTTGCTATAGATGCCAATCTGGTTCCAGTGGAAGCAATTCCTGCGTTTGGTCAAGACGATGCAGTTGCTAACTTCTCGGTTGCTGGTTCGCGTCAATCCGATAAGATTCCGACCCAATCCGCGCCAACATCTATGACGGTAGTAGCCGCATGGAATCCGGCAAATACAAACCTTCTTTTGCTTCGCGCCGACGCTTATAACGGCACGATTGATCGTACGTTTATCATTAAGGCAACAGACGGAACCAATAACGTCTACTTTGCATTTAATGGTCGCGTGAGTCAGTGGACAATTGATCCTGCCCCTGGCGCAGAAGCTCAGGTTACTTTCACAATTCACCCGAGGGGTAATCAATTTGGTTGGTCAAACAACACTTGATGAATTAGTAGCGCTGATGGCGGAATTCAGGGGCGACCTTCATGCTATGGCAAAAGGGCATCCCTTTACCTTACAAGAGGTGGATGCCGCCTTACAGGAAGCCAGCCCCGGCGGGGCCGAAGCAGTCTGTCTTTCAGTGTTGAGGGCTCATGCAAAGAGCGAGTGATGATCTGCTGGCTTACTTGGTCACGCAAGCCCAGACCGGTTCCAAGAACTGGTTTGGGTATCCCCAACAAAGGCTTATTAATATTAGCCTTTGCCACAAGATCGCAGAAAATCATGCGCCAGATATGACACCAGACGAAGTCGTAAATTATGTGATTCGTCTCAACGATCTAATCTTTAAAAAGATCGTGACAAATGGGAAAGATTGAGGTTAAAGGTTTCCGAGAGTTTGAGGATTCGCTTTTAGAATTAGCTCAAGAATTCGGCACGACCAAAGCCAGACGCTCATTACTTCCCGGTCTTAAATCTGCGATGGAGCCCGTAAAAGCGGCGATCCGCGCAAGAGTTCCTGTCGATACTGGAAAGCTACAACTTAAGGTTCGCAACGGCGCGAAGGTTGCGACGCGTAAAGACAAGTTTAAAAAGTATCTTAGCCGCGACACAGTTGCTTTTGGATTTGTCGATGTTGGTGTCGGCTACAGAGATGCTAAGGGTGAGTACAGGCCGGCAGCAGAGGCTATAGAATTTGGTACGGCTGAGGTTCCTGCTAGGCCGTTTATACGAAACAGTTTCCAATCAATGGCAAGCTCCGCTCTTGACCGGTTAGCGTCTCTTATGAGCGCTCACATGGATCTCTGGGCGGCAAAACAACGAGCAAAGGTTAGAAAATGAGATTACAAGACAAGTTTGGTTCTTCGTTCCAAAGGCAGAAATACGCAGACATTGATTTCGCTGGACATGCTCTTAAGGTCTATCTTCCAACCAGGAAGGAAATGCTTGAGCTTGAGGGCAAGATCAAAAACCCTCCTGATGCTTTACTAGAGCAAGAATACGCAAAGCTAGTCGATACGTTTGAAAAGCTCTACAAGATCAACAAGACTGTAGAAGTCGAGCGCAAAGACGATGACATTGTGGTCGAGGGTCGAAGCCTAAAAGAAGCGTCGCGGTTCAAAGCCCAAGAGATCATGCGCGAGATTGCGCTTATTAACTTAGTCGGTTTTGAGGAAGGGCAAGAGCTCTTCGCGCTTTCTTACGAGGATATTTCCGAAGCCTTCTCTCCAGCGCAGATTAAGCATCTGACCGAGCTAATTGAAAAGGCGGTGAATCCAGATTACAAGGAAGTCGAAAAAAACTAAAGCGGTCACTATATCGGCAGATTCGGGCGGCGATGATCTTTAACGGTCAGTCTCCCGAGGTCATAGAAAGCCTTGATGTAGTGACCACGCGAGAGCTAGAATTGATGTACCGCGATGGCATGATTGGCGCGAGACAAAACTTAATGTTGATCTCGCATCTGATGGCGATTGTTTACAACGCGCTTTCTAAAAACCCGATCAAGAGTCGAGAGTTTTTCCCGCATCTGGAGGAGTATTTCGTCCCTCCAAACTACATGACAAGACAAGAACGAGACTTTCTGGCGTTTACAAGTCTGCCAGGGTTTAAGTCAGAGTTTTTAGACATCTTAGGGGGAAACAATGGCCGGTAAGCTAATCGCAGCCCTACAAGTTGCACTTGGTCTTGAGAGCGCAAAGTTCGTTCAAGAGATTGACAGGGCTAAAGCCAAAACCCGCGAAATGCAAGTCAGTGTCAATCTGCTTGGCACTGCGATGGGCGCTTTGCGAAGCCCGATGTTACTAGCTGCTGCTGCCGCTGGAGCATTTGCAACTTCTTTTTTCAAAGCTGCGGATGCTGTTAACGACTTCGCTGAGGGTTCGGGTTTAGCGATTGAGGAAGTCTTGGCTCTCCAGAGCGCGATGGTTCAATCGGGGAAAGAAGCCGATAACGCCGCGCAGATGTGGGATCGATTCTCGGTAACGTTGGGCGCTGCCGCTGATGGTCAAAAAGAACAAGCGGATCTGTTCAAGGAATTAGGCGTAAGTATTGCCGACGCTGGCGGTCTCTTAAGACCCGAGATCGACATCTTCCGAGATTTAACGTCAGTTCTTTCGGGCATGAGCGCAGGCGCTGAGCGGGCTCGATTACAAGTTCAGCTTTTCGGAAAACAGTTTGGCAATCTTGATATTTCTAAGATAGACCAGCTTTCAAGAAACACCGACAAGTTCTCAGGCGAAGCAAAGAAGGGCGTATTAGCTATCGGTGAGATCGGTGACGCTATCGACCAGATGACCGAGAAAGCGAAGATTGGCTTTCTTACGCTGATGGGCAAGGCGCGTGACGCATACACGGGCATTAAAAAGTTTCTTGGCTTTGGCGAAGAGGAGCCCGCGGTTCCCGCCCCGGTGGTCGGCGTTACGCAGGGTGGTAGACAGTCTGGTACAAGAGTTAAAGCCGTAAAAGACTCGGGCGCAGAGTCTGCTGCAAAAGCGCTTAAGACATACCTTGAGGGCTTAGACGCTCAGATTCTTAAACTAAAAGAGGGCGAAGAAGCCGCGTTACGGTTTGAGGCTGCAAAGCAAGGTGGCCCTGCTGGTCTCGCAAAGATGGAAGAAATAATCCGTCTGCGCCGCGAGGAAGCCGAGCAGCAAGAAGAGATGATGAGGCTTACAAAAGAAGCCAATCAAGAGCTGGCCGCGATGGACGATCTCCGCAAGATGCGCCAAGACCAGATCGTTAAAGATTACGAGCGCGAAGTTGAGATCGAAAAAGAGCGTATGCAGGTCATGCTAGACCTAGATCAACAAGCGCAAATCATGGCTAACAAGCAATGGGAAGATATGCAAGAAAAGAAGAAAGACGGTCAAGAGCAATTAGAAATGCTTGAAGACATTCGGGATGGGTTTAAGTCAATAGGCACAACTATTGTCGAGGCGTTTATGTCTGGCAAGTCTGCCGCGCAAGCATTCAAGTCTGCTCTTTCCTCTTTGCTTCAAAAGCTAGCTTCCCGCTCGCTGGATAAGTTTCTAGACACAATTTTCAAATCAAACATTACGGGCGCTCCTTCATTATTTGAGAACTTTATGTCTAACGTTCCCGTTCTTGGGAGCATCTTTGGTAAGCGAGCCGGCGGCGGTCCGGTTAACTCTGGCGCTCCGTATCTTGTTGGGGAAAGGGGGCCGGAACTATTTGTTCCAAGCATGGCTGGGCAGGTTGTACCGTCTTACGCAATGAGCGGAACATCGACAGTCAATAACTACAACATACAAGCAATTGACGTTAAGTCTTTTGAGGAAAGAATCATGGGCAGCAATCGAGCGGTCTGGGCGGCTAACTCTTACGCTCAGAAATCGCTCTCACCGCGGGGCAGAGCATGAGCTTCCAAACCATTCTAGACATTAGCCAAACTATCACGGTCAACAACCGGCGGATGGTCGGCCAGCAATACTCAAGATCGGGGCAAGTAAGAACGGCAATGTACGTTACTTCCGTTCCTTGGGTGTTCACAATCAAGCCTCATGCTTTTCTTTACTATCCACAAGTTCGAGATGTAATCCAGACGATTGATAACCTCGACAGGCAAACGGCGGCGACGATAACGTTTAGCTCCACAAACCTTCAGTGGTTTACCGCTTACCAAGGCGAGCTCACGAGCGGACAAGCCGCGGCGCTAACGCTTGCGTCTGTACCAGCTGCAAACGCGACTACGATTTCTGTCGGCAATCTTCCGGCGGTAGCAAGCACTGTTATTGTGTTCAAAGCTGGCGACTTCATCCAGTTGGGAAGCTATCCCTACAAAGTCACTACACAGGTCTTGAGAGGCTCAGGATCGACCGTTAACGTTACTTTGCATCGTCCGGTGATTGGTACGCCTTCAACGGGTACGCTAACGGCTGTGGGGTCTGCTTGTACGTTCTCGGTGGTTGCTGAGGTTTGCCCGACATACACGCTAAGACCCATGACCAACGGCGCATTTGTCGATTGGGATGCTGATTTCGTCTTTAGGGAGAACGTGCAGTGAGTACCCCAATGACAGCGCTTTCAAGCGCAAGCATTACCCACGGCGAGTTCGTAAAACTTACGACCTCAACAACAACCTACACATTCTGCAACGCTGCCGCTGCGATTACGGTTGGCGGCAATACTTTCTCAGGATTAGGAAGCCTTCTTTCCGTTGGCGCTGTCAATCGAGAGATCAAGGCGACTTCGATTGATATGGTCATTGGGCTGATAGGAATCGACCCGACAAACATTTCGCTAGTCTTGGGAACTAATATTAAAGGCTCGACTGTAGAAATTTGGCGAGGCTTTTTTGACTCAAACTATCAAATCATCACGAGCCCATCGACTCAATTTTTTAAGCGCTACCAAGGCATCGTTTCTAACATTTCAATCACTGAAGATTGGAACGACAACATCCGCAGCCGCACTGCTACTGCGTCGATCTCTTGCACTTCTTTCCGATCTATTTTGGAAAACAGAATCGCAGGAATTAAAACGAATCTCACGACATGGCAGCAACGCTACGCTTCAGATGCGAGCATGAGCCGAGTGGCTGCAATCTCTGGTCAATACTTTGACTTTGGAGCGCCGCCAAAATCTGGCTCACAGTCAGATCCGGGAACCGTTCAACCATCACAAACCGATCTAAACGATATAAGTCAAGCAGGATGAGATACGCCACAAAATACGACATGCCTCATCTTATTGACATGATGAAGGCTTACGCAGATGAAGCAGGAATAGAGACACTTAAGCAAAACCAAAACGAAGGGCATGTCAAAGCACTGTTCTACGAAATGATAAAGGGTCGAGGTTTCGTGCTTATTGACGATCAGTTTCGAGGGTTCTTGGCGGCTTATGTAACAAGAAACTTTTGGAACAACGCGGTTAAGGAACTTCACGAGGTAGCGTGGTGGGTGGTTCCAGAATTTAGAGATACATCTGTAGGCGGAAAACTTTGGCTGAGATTTAACAAGCTCGCACAAGATATGCTCAACCAAAAACGAGTTCAGATTGTTTGCACAAGTCTAATGCCCAACTCACCAAACATTGACTACACACGATACAACTTTAAGCCCATGCAAGCGACGTTCTCTCGAGAGTAGATCATGCCAGCATCAATCATTCTTCAGGCTATCGGTGTCACGCTAACGGGTATACCTTTGGCGGCTGCGACGTTTGCTATCAACTTCGCAGTGTCTTATGTTGTCACTCGGGCTTTTGGATCTAAACCTCCGCAATCGCAAGACACCGGAGCGAGGCAACAGGTTCCGCCGGCTAGCAACAATTCAATTCCCGTGGTGTACGGTGACGCTTGGTTAGGCGGTACGTTTGTTGATGGTGTTCTTTCTACTAATCAGAAAACGATGTATTACGTTCTGGCGATCTCCTCCATATCGTCAGACGCATCTGCAACGTTCTCATTTGACCGTACTAAGTTTTACTACGGCGACCGTCTTGTTACTTTTGACGGAACAGACCTGACAAAAGTAATTTCGCTTACAGACGGCGACGGCAACGTAGACACAAAGATAAGCGGTAATCTCTATATCAGTCTTTACACATCAACCAACGCAGGAACTATCACCTCGGTCAACGGAACTGCTCCCAATGTGACGATGGGCGGTGCGGATATTCCAGTCGCTTTGCGTTGGCCCTCATCTGGGCGGCAGATGAACGGATTAGCATTTGCGATTGTCAAACTTAACTACAACGCTGATGCTGGAACGACGGGGCTTCTTCCAATAACCTTTTATTGCAAGCATTATCCCAAAGGCGGCACTGTAGCGAAACCTGGGGATGTCTGGTACGACTACATGACCGACGCTAGATATGGCGCTGGCATGACTGGTTTAGTGGATTCCGCAAGCGCCACTGCTCTTAACACTTACTCCGATCAGACGATCACTTATACGCCATCCGGGGGAGGATCTGCGACGCAGGCTCGATACAGAATCAACGGTGTTGTAGACACGGGCAAGCCCGTTCTGGATAACGTCGAAAAGATGCTGGAATGCTGCGACAGCTGGATGGCATACAACGCGGCATCAGGTCTATGGTCGGTTGTTATCAATAAAGCAGAGACTTCTTCGTTCTCATTCAACGACACAAATCTTATTGGTGAAATCAGGGTTTCTGCTGTCGATATAAATCAGCAGATCAATCAGATTCAGATTGAGTTTCCTTCAAAGCTAAACCGAGACCAACCTGATCTGGTTTACATGGAAACACCGGCTGGACTTTTGTATCCCAACGAACCAGCTAACAGACAGACAACAACGCTAGAGTTTACGAATGATTCTGTGCAAGCCCAATATTTGGGGAACAGAAGGCTAGAGCAAGCGCGTGAAGATCTAATCGTTACGATTACTTCTACCTACCCTGGCATTCAAGTGGATGCGGGTGATGTTGTAGACATCACGAACGCAGATTACGGATGGACGAACAAACTGTTCCGCGTTATGAAAGTCTCAGAGGCGACAGTTGATGATGGCAATCTTGGCGCAACGCTTGAGCTTTCAGAATACAACGCTCAGGTTTACGATGATGCAACGATTACGGCTTTTACCGCCGCTCCGAATTCTTCGCTTCCTGCTGCCGCTTATTTTTCATCGCTAACGGCTCCAACGTTTACCAATCAACTTCCCGCCGCTAACTTCCCATCATTTGATGTTGTAACCACAATTCCCGCAACGGGAAGAGTCACTCAAGTCACTCTGTTTTACACAACATCCGCCACGCCATCTGCCACCGATTGGAAAGAATACGGCAGACAAGCGTTAAGCAATGGCGCGACGTTTACAAACTCATCGACGTTGGTGTTTACGAATATCAGCCTTCCTGGGGCTACTTACTATTTTGCTTTTTCAGTAAGTAACGAGGTTGCGGCTTCAGGTCTTAGCCCTACGAGTTCCGGCATATCGTGGAGCCCTATCCCATCCGGTCAGATCATTGGAGATCTAAACGCCGCGCGGATTATTTTCTTGCAGCAAAGCCAGACGCTTTCCGCTCCAGCTACGCCTTCGCCAACATCTGGCCCAACTTCTGTTCCGGCGGGATGGACCACAACCAACCCCGGCATCATTATTGGGCAAGTCATATGGGCAAGTTTTGGGGAATATGACCCGGCTACAAACATCACAACATGGGCAACGCCACAAGCCTTTACTTTATTTCAGTCAATTCTTTCCGATAACTATAACGGGCCAATTCCGCCAACATCGACAAGCTACGGAACAACCGGATGGTATTTGGATAAAGTGTCTGGTTCTCTGTACGCGAATTCGGCTTATTTGCGCGGCGAGCTGGTTACAGGTACGGCTGGCGCTCAGCGTATTGAGATTAACAAAACGTCGGCTAATAAAGTTGCGATCTACAACTCTGCGAATCAGCTTTTAGGATACTTTGGCGGCACTGGTTCAAGCGCTGATCCGCTTCTTTCGCTTACGCCTCAAATCACTTCAGGCTACGCACTAGGAACGTCGGTAAACCTTCCGGTTCCTACAGGCTCAAATGTTTCCAACGCTTACTTTGCAGGTCTTTCTGATAACTCAACGATTGCTTATGTTGTCAATGTCTCAACGAGCGGACGCGCTGCGGTGGCTGGAACCACGGGTTACACGGGAGGCGTCGGGTCTGGGTACACAGGTGTTTTGGGTTATGACGGGGCTTTTGATGCTGGCGGTCGATTTCAGTCGGGCACTGGCGGCACTGAAGTCTCTGTCTGCGACTCAGACGGTTACGCACTGAATCTTAGATCCGGTTCTTTCCGATACAACAGTTACACCATATCAGCCCCGACGGGATCTACTACAACATTCTTGCGAGCTGACGGAACTTGGGCTACTCCATCTGGTGGATCTGGAACAGTTACGAGCGTCAGCGGAACCGGAACGGTCTCGGGTATTACGCTGTCAGGCACAGTGACCACATCAGGAAGTTTGACGCTTGGCGGCACACTGTCTTTGACTTCTGGCAATGTAACTTCAGCGCTCGGGTACACGCCACTTTCAACAACGGGTCAGGCTTATGATTCTGCAAGGCTAGACGGTTTATCAGCATCAAGTTGGGCGAGAATCTTTCCTGGCAACTCCGGCAGAGGAACGGCAAACGCGAGCGGTTCAGGTCTAAATGTTGTGACAGGAACCGGCTTAGTAGGAACGTATGAGTTTTACGGCTCAGGGAATACGCTAACACTCCAATCAGTTTCGGATCGAAGACTAAAAGAAAACATTACGGATGAGTCGCTTGGGCTTGAGTTTGTGAAGCAACTAAGACCGGTGACGTTTACAAAACCGGGTTACCCGCTTAAGTTTCACGGCTTTATTGCTGATGATGTTTGGCAGGTGTTAAGCGAAGCTAACGATTCTTTGAGACCGCTGATTCCGACTGATGAATACGAAGGTGGACTTAAAGGGTTTGATTACATTTCAATGATTGGACCTCTTGTTAAGGCCATTCAAGATCTCAACAAAAAAGTGGAAGAATTAAATGCTTTGGTCAATAACAAAACTTGAGTGCTTACCTCAGTCTGAAGGCTTAACCAATGTTGTGGTGAAAGTCTTTTGGACGCTGATTGCAAGCAACAGTTCCGATCAGGAAATCTATACGGGTATCACTGAGGTTGCCGCTGATCCAGAGAACTTTACGCCTTACGCGCAGCTTACAAAAGAAACGGTTCTAGGTTGGATATGGGATAAGTTTGACAGGCAAGCCACTGAAGATATGGTTGCAAAACGATTAGCGGATAGAACTGCGCCGCCATTCATTGACCCACCGTTGCCGTGGGCGTAGAATACAAAAAAAGACAAGATAGCCCCGTTGTGTTGAGAGTGCTTAACCAACGTCAATTTACCGAGTGAGGGAATAGTGGCGATCTTCAATAAATTGTCGCTGACTCAAGTCAGCGGCTTCAATAATCAGATTATTGCCGGTGAGCTGGTTTACAACCAAAAGACTTACTGGAATCTGACAATCTCAAATTCTGACGGAACGGCGCGAGACCTGACAGGCTCCACCATTTCTAGCCAAATCTTGCGTCGGCAATTGTCAAATGTTCGTGACTCTCGATATGGGCTCACGTTTGATATAGCCGACTACACGCCAACGCCAACGCCGGTTAATTTAACCATCACAAACCAAAATCTTGCTGGCGGTACTTTTACGTTGGTGATTGATGAATCTGCGTGGTCGGTAATCTCAACGGATACCCAGTTAGACATAAACGCGGCGAACCCAGTTGGATTTAGCGGGAACATCAAGATAGCAATTCCGGCGAGCGGATCAACGCCAGCGCAAGATCTCATCATTTTTCTTTTGTTCTTGGTTAGATCTGATGGGGTGACAAATTGAGCGACGTTAATGTTGTAGTCACTTCTGGCAATCAGCTCACTTTAACGATTGACCAAGGTGTTATTGGCCCTCCGGGGCCAGCGGGTCCAGCGGGTCCGGCCACAAATATTCAGGGCGGCGCAGCAAATCAACTTGTTTATCAAACTGGCGCAAGTGCCACAGGTTTTGCAACCGCTCCAACGACTGGCGGCACTTATCTGAGCTGGAACGGAACGGGGTTTACATGGTCGGCTCCATCTGGGTCGGGTGATGTTACGGGCCCGTCTAGCGCGACTGATGGTCAGTTAACCCTCTTCGACGGTGCAAGCGGCAAAGTCATTAAAGCATCGTCAACAACCGGCATTTTGAAAGCTGCAAGCGGTGTTGTAAGCGCAGCGGTTGCTGGTACGGACTATGTGCCAATTACAGGAACGGGAGCAACTGGAAGCTGGAATATCAATGCGGCAACCGTGACCAACGGTGTTTATACGTCAGGCAGTTACGCCAATCCTTCTTGGATTACGTCTCTTGCTTGGTCAAAGGTCAGCGGTACGCCAACAACGCTTTCGGGATATGGCATTACTGATGGAGCGCTATCGTCTACGACCATTAGTGCAGGAACGGGGCTTTCCGGCGGGGGCGATCTTTCCGCAAACCGCACTATCAATCTTGCTAACACTGCGGTTACGGCAGGGTCTTACACAAATGCCAACATTACTGTCGATGCCCAAGGAAGGATTACTGCGGCGGCTAACGGGTCGGGTGGTGGCGGATCTGGAACGGTCACAAGTATCACCGCTGGCACAGGTCTTACCGGCGGAACGATCACAACCTCGGGAACGATTGCGCTAGCAACATCTGGGGTTACCGCTGCGAGCTACACCAATGCAAGCATCACGGTTGACACTTATGGCCGCATAACGCTTGCATCGTCAGGAACCGCTCCAGTCACGTCTGTATCTGGAACCGCTCCAATTGCATCAAGCGGTGGGGTTACACCTACCATTTCGCTCAATAGCGGTTATGGTGATACCGAAAATCCTTACGCAAGCAAAACGGCTAATTTCGTTCTTGCAGCTCCCAACGGTTCTGCCGGAGCTCCGACATTTCGGGCTATCGTTGCGGCAGACATTCCGACGCTTAACCAAAACACAACCGGAACAGCTGCTGCGATTGCTGGTGGTGCTGCCAATCAAATCAATTATCAAACGGCTGCCGGTGTAACCTCATTCATCACTGCGCCGACTACGGCTTCGACATTTTTACAGTGGAATGGAACATCGTTTGTTTGGGCGGCAACATCAGGCGCGGGAACGGTTACGTCTGTCGGGCTATCAATGCCGTCCGGCTTCTCGGTGTCTGGCTCGCCGATTACGAGCTCCGGTACGCTTTCGGTCACCACCACTTTAAACGGTATCTTAAAAGGCAACGGATCAGGATTTACAACAGCCACGGCTGGCACTGATTACGTCCCAATAACAGGAACCGGCGCAACAGGAACATGGGCAATAAATGTCTCTGGCACCGCGGCCAATCTTGCGAGTGGTGCTGCTAATCAAATTCCGTATCAGACCGGTTCGGGCACGACTTCTTACATAACCGCTCCAACCACTGCATCGACTTATTTACAGTGGAACGGAACGGCATTTGTGTGGGCTGCGGCTGCTGGTCTTGGAACCGTGACTTCTGTGGCCTTGACCATGCCAAGCGGATTTACGGTTTCTGGTTCTCCAGTGACAACCGCGGGAACGCTTGCGGTAAGCACGACGCTAAATGGCATTTTGAAGGGCAATGGCTCAGGCTTTACTACAGCCACAGCGTCGACAGACTATGCGCCAGCAACAACCGGAACTAACGCGCAGCTTCTTGCAAACAATGGAACCGGTGGCTTTTCCAATGTAACTGTTGGTTCTGGTTTGAGTTATAGCGCTGGCACTCTATCAGCGACGGGCGGCGGCGGTACAACCACCAACGCGCTGACGATGAACAATGGCGGCGCAGGCGCAGCTTCTGGCACAACATTTGATGGTTCGGTTGCTCGCACGATTAGCTACAACACGATTGGAGCGCCAAGCACAACCGGGACGAATGCGACAGGCACTTGGTCAATTGACATTACGGGATCGGCTGGATCTGCCACGAATCTAACCGGCGGCGGTACTAATCGCGTTGTATATCAAAGTGCTGCTGGAACGACCGCTTATGTAACAGCTCCAACAACAGCTTCCACATTCCTTAGTTGGAATGGAACAGCTTTTGCGTGGGTAACACCATCTGGCAGCGGTGATGTAGTAGGCCCAGCTTCCGCGAGTGATTCAAGGATTGCATTATTTGATGGCACAACCGGCAAGCTCATCAAAAACTTCACAACGGGTCTTGCTTATCTAAATGCTGGCACAGATGCCTATGTAACGGCTATTGGGCAGATCCAAGCGCGTTACGGTATATCGCTAGCGAACGCAGATACGGGCGGACTAACGCTTAGCTCTGGCACTGCCGGCAATTCAGTGACGTTCAGACCTCCAGCATCTGGTGGTAATAACACATTTGTTTGGCCCTCTAGTTATGGCAGCTTGAATCAGGTTTTGCAGACAGATGGCACTGGTACGTTATCTTGGGCGACAGTTTCTGGTGGTGGCAGTTCTACGGCTCAGAATTTTGCTTGGTTTCTTAGTTAAGGAAAAACAATGGGAACATTAGTTCTTGACGCAACCACAAAGACTATCCAGGCGGTGATGTCTGGGGCTGCGGCTACC